TGGGACCAGATGAGAAAAAAGCTCTGACGGTCAGCAATGACTCAACGGGTGGTTACCTTGCACCTCCCGAATACGTGCGCGAAATCATCAAGACGGTCACTGAAATATCGCCAATACGGTCGATTGCCCGTGTCCGTAGCACAGGTCAAAGATCAGTGCAGATGCCCAAGCGTACAGGTCAATTCGCGGCTGAGTGGGTAGCAGAAAGCGCTACACGCTCAGAAACGACTGGCTACACAGTGGGTATGGAAGAGATACCAACGCATGAGCATTACGCTTTGGTTGATATTTCTGAGCAGGACTTGGAAGATTCAGTCTTTGATTTAGAAGCTGAAATGCAGTCTGAGTTTGCGACTCAGTTCGCAAAGGCAGAAGGCACGGCCTTCACTACTGGTAATTCAGTAGGTAAGCCCGAGGGCTTTATGTCAAACAGCAGTGTGTCATCTGTTAATTCAGGCAACGGCACTGCGCTTCTAGCTGATGGCCTTCTTACGTTGGTCCACAGCATCAAGACTGAGTATGCTCGAAACGCTACGTTTGTCTTCAACAGATCAACGCTCGCGGCGATTCGCAAGCTGAAGGACACTGCTGGACAGTATGTGTTTCAGGCTGGCATGAGCCTTGAGAATGGCGTTCCGAACACCATCCTTGGTTACCCCTACATCGAAGCGCCTGATATGCCCGATATCGCGGCATCTGCTTTCCCTGTCGCCTTCGGCGATTTTGCACGTGCTTATATGATTGTTGATCGTGTCGCCCTTGCGGTGCTGCGTGACCCCTTCACACAAGCAACAACCGGTAACGTGCGATATATCGCTCGACGCCGTGTGGGTGGTCAAGTCATTTTGGCCGAAGCAATCATCAAGCAGAAAGTCAGCGCATAAGGAGAATGACATGAGAGATTTAGCAAACAACATCTCAGTGGCTCAATCCTTAGCTCCAGCAGTTCGCACGGCTGATGCCAATGGCACAGGCATTGATCTGCAAGGCTTTGAATCAGCCACTATTGTGGTAGATACCGGCGCTGAAGGCGTTACTCTGTCATCAAGCGTAAAGATTGACTTTAAGCTCGAAGACAGTGATGACGACAGCACTTACTCGGCTGTGACATCTGCGACTCACGTCACTGATGGAACAGTTGACTCAAGCGGCATCTTTTTAACTTTAGATGCAAACGCTGAAACCCCACAGGTAGCCTCTATTGGTTACGTCGGAGGTAAGCGTTATGTGCGGGTCGTGGCGGACTTTACAGGCTCACACTCCACTGGAACAGCAGTGGCGGCGTCAGTCATCAAAGGTCATCCACGTCACAACACCGACGCTGACAGCGTTTCAACTGTCTAAATAACGGGGGCGTAAGCCCCCCTTTCTCTGGAGCATCCAATGGCAAAATATAGAATTGATGTACCAAAGCCAGCGGCGTCTGCGGCTGATGGTTTGAGTGTGCGGCTTTATGAAGCTGGCGAAATAGTAGATGCAACAGAAGAGTGGCAAGCAGAATTGATGACTGCTTTCGTTGCAAACGGGTGGGCTTCTGAAGTGAAAGTAGACGCACCAGAGGAAATCAAAAGAGCGCGCAAGGACGACGGTACTTTTGAAAAAGATGATCCAGCAACGCCTGATGTGAACGAAGCATGGGAGGGTGGAGAAGCGCCCAAGGCAAAGAAAAAAGCAACGCGCAAAAAAGCGCCAGCTAAAAAGAAAGCAAACTAATTTAGGAGGCCGTGATGTCTGGACGTACAACTGTAGGGGCTGTCGCGGCACAAATTTCAACGCATGAGCAGGTTTGTGCGGTGAGATACAAGAGAATTGAAGAGCGATTGGAATCAGGTGAGAGGCGGTTTCAGCGACTTGAAAATATGATCTGGGGGCTGTACTTGCTTATATTTGGGGCTATGCTGACTCAAATATTTAGTTAGGGCTACGCGCCCTTTGGATGAGGGAGAGGCATGGCCGGAATCAGAGTTACAACCGCACCAAGCGTAGAACCGCTCGCGCTTTCGGAAGTGAAGTCTTATCTGAGAATTTCGGGCAGCGGTGAAGACACCTTAATTGGTACTTTTATTGAAGCCGCGCGCACCTTCTGTGAGGACTTCACCGGACGGGCGCTCATTACTCAAACGCTGACGTTAACTTTAGACGCAACCAATGAGATAGATGATCCGCTTTTTGAAGGTACAAGAACCGGACCCTATATCAATTTTTACAAATCATTTATATCCCTGCCTCGACCGGAACTGCAAAGCGTCACATCCGTTAAAACTTTTGCGGATGACGATACAGCCACGACCTTCGCGTCGTCAAAATATTACGTTGATACGAGTAGAGACCCAGCCAGAATAGTCCTGCGAACTGGAGAGACGTGGCCTACAGCCTTGCGCGTAGCAAATGCTATTGAGGTGGTTTACGTTTCTGGGTACGGGAATGCCGCGTCTGACGTGCCAGCGCCTCTAAAAATAGGCATGATGCAACATATCGCTTATATGTATGATCAACGCGGTGACATGAAAGACTACTTGCAGGCGAGAAATTTGCCGCCCAGCGTAGCCAACCTGTATCAGACATACAGAGTTTTAGAAGGCTTGCGCGGCTCTATGTTGATGGCGAACTGATGGCGGCATCTAACGGTTCAATGCGACATGAGGTGACGGTTAAAAATTTTACCCGCTCATCAGATGGTGCAGGAGGGTTTGTCAATAACACAACTACCACCACGACTATTTTTTGTGCAGTGCGTCAACTAAGTCAGCAGGAAACTTATAACCAAGGCAGGCTTGACGGACAAAGCACCTTTGAATTCATCACGCGCTTCACGACCGCAGTAGAGCAAAAAAGCGTCCTTGAGTATGACAGCAAGTCTTTTAATGTACGAAGCGTCACCAACACCAATGAGCGTGACAAATACACGGTAATCATCGCAGAAGAGGGGGTGGCCCTGTGAAGCTTAAGATTCTGAACAAAGCAGAATTTTACAAATCTTTGCAGAGACGGCTCGGCGTGGTGCCTATACAGAATGCCCAACGTGCCTGTTTCAAAGCGGCCAATGTCGTCAAAAACGAAGCAATAAAAAGCATATCGCAAGGCTCACCTAGTGGGCCGGTCGTGACAAGATACAACCCAAAGCGACGACTGCGAATCTCTGCCGCTGGACAGCCTCCCGTGACCGACACGGGCTTTTTGGTGAGCAACATTACTACAGAGGTACAGACAGAAGGACGTCGCGTGAGGGGGATTGTGCGGTCTCAGGCGCCCTACTCCGCATTTCTTGAGTTTGGTACGCAGCAGATGCCAGCGCGTCCCTTTATGCAACCAGCGCTCGACAAAAGCGCCAATCGAATTGAACGAATCTTTTTGCAGGAGGGTATGATCAAGTGAGCATCGGTCAATTTGCTCTTCAGCAAACGCTTTACACAACCCTGAACGGCGATAGTCAATTGACAAGCACTTTGGGCGCGGCAGTGTTTGATGATGTGCCGGATACTCAAGCAGTCAGTTTCCCCTATGTGCAGATAGGTGAGGACACCGCAACAGACTACAGCACAAAGGATGTGACTGGCACAGAGACGGTGATCAACCTTCACGTTTGGAGTCGGTATCGGGGAAGTAAAGAGACAAAGCAAGTGATGGACAGGGTTCACACTTTATTGCATGATATTGATCTGACGGTAACTGGGCATAACCTCATAAACATGCGGTTTGAGTTCGGGGACGTAATTAGAGATCCAGATGGAATTACACGGCACGGGGTCATGCGCTTCCGTGCAATTATGTTAGGGACATCTTAGAGGATTTAGAAATGGCGGCTCAAAAAGGTTCGGCAGTCTTAATCAAAGTGGGCGCAGATGGCTCCGAGGTAACCATCGGCGGATTGCGTTCATCTTCAATTACACTCAACGATGAGATGGTAGACATTACCACCAAGGACTCCAGTAACAACCGCACTCTGTTGCCAAACGGTGGTATTCAGTCTGTCACTATCTCGGGGTCAGGGGTATTCACTGACTCAGCGTCAGAAGCAACCGTGCGAACAGCGTTCGGCGCATCTACTTTTTCACGTTTCACATTCATCATTCCAGACTTCGGAGACTACGCAGGCGATTTCCAGATTACGAGTTTGGAGTACGCAGGCGAGTTTAACGGCGAGGCGACGTACTCAATGAGTTTTGAATCGTCCGGTGCGGTCGCATTTACGTCAGCGTAATTGGGGGTAATTTATGGCTTGGGAGCTTGTTGAGGTTGCACACGGCCAGAAAAAGTTGATGGGAATGCTTAAAGATAATGTGCTTCAGGTGAGCGCACAGATTGGTTCTCCAAAAACAGTACGAATTCATGGGGAGTCTTTCAATGTCCTTGAAGTTATTCCCAATGATCGTGACCCAGTTGTGAACCTCGTATTGGACGGGGTTCTTGCGGAAGAGGAAGCGTCAGATGACCAACCCGATGAAAGGGGAGATGACGATTGAGTTAGCGGGTGAGCAGCACACTTGTCGACTGAATGTTGATGCCCTAATAAAAATTGAGTCCGCCCTAGATATGGGCATTCTGAAAATTACGCAAAGGCTGTCTGATGCAGATGTCCGTCTTAATGACCTGACAGTCGTTCTTTATCACGCTCTGCGTGGTGGCGGTAGTGATGTAACTGAACGTGATGTTAAAAACTTAATTCAAGAATCTGGCATCGTTGGAGCTACATCACAAGTGGCATCATTGCTTGTGGCAACACTGACTGATCCGAATGCGGAGGAAGACGAAAAAAAGCAGTAGGGGACTTAGACCAGATACCTTGGGATAGGTTTTTCTCGGTCTGTGTCGGGATGATAGGCATCGCCCCGTCAGAGTTTTGGAATATGTCCCCCGTGGAAATCTATAGAGCCGTATCTGGGTTCAAAGAGTTCAACGGGTCAAACGACACCAAGGACGCAATGTCCAGATCAGAGCTTGAAGAATTGATGGAGTTGCACCCAGACTGATGGCTACTGAAATTGATGAACTAATTGTCCAGATAAGCGCTGACACGCGACAGCTTCGCACGGAGTTGGATCGTGTTCGGCGTCAAACCGAAAACGCTTTCCCGAGCGGAAACAATTCACCTGTTGGCAGATTTAAAGACCAGATAAGGGGGCTTATCGGTCCTTTAGTCGCAGTGGGTGGCGCAATGGCCGCCTTTCAAACTGTCAAGGGAATTGCCGCGACCGGAGATGAATTTGAAGCCCTAGGGATCACGCTCAATCGGCTGTACGGAAGCGCTGAGGGCGGAGAGAAAGCCTTTGCTGACATTCGAGAGTTTGCAGAAACAACTCCATTCCAATTGGAAGACGTAACCAAGGCGTTCATTCAACTCCAATCAAACGGCATTGAGCCTAACACCCAGATGCTTACCATCTTCGGTGATGCGGCTTCAGCGGCCCTCAATCCGCTCGAAGCGTTTAATGCGTTGATACGAATTACCCAGCGAGCGGCAGGCGGCGGCTTAGGGCTTGAGGAGCTTGAGCAGTTAGTCAATCAAGGTATACCCGTTTACAAAATTCTGTCAGAAGAGATTAACAGAAACAGAGATGAGATCACCGAACTAGGCAAGTCTGCCGAAGGTGCCGCGATCATCATGGATGCGTTGCAAAAAGGCTTGGATAAGCGATTCGGTGGAATCATGGCGCAACGGATGGACTTGCTGTCTACCAAAACGTCAAATATGGAAATCGCATTCAAGAACTTGCAGACGGCCCTGTTCGAGGGCGGGCTAGGCGATATGCTCAAAGGTCTAGCTGACGACATGCAAGGTTTCCTTAATCAAATAACCGCATCAATCAGAGCTTCGCGACAAGTAGCGGCGCTTAACGAGGATATGCCCTCGCGGATTATGGCCGCCTTACGCGCTGAGAGCCTCCGTGAGCGTAACGCGGTGGGACACGCCGGTAGACAGGCAAAAGCGCATGAAACCGTTGAGGAGGCAATTGAGAGAGTCTCAGGCGCGCTTATAGAAGAAAGGGAAAGACTGAAAGACGTCGGAAAAATCACCGACGACATGGATGCAAGAGAAAGGCGAAGCGCACAGCAGGCGGCGGCAAGAGCTGCGGAGCGCCTTGCAGAAATAGACAAAGAGATTGCGGCAATTGAAAGGCTGTCAGCGGCAAGAGTCGCGGCAAATGCACCGCCTACCCCTGAGACGGGTGTTGAGGATGGGGCTGGCACCGCTACAGGTGGCGGCAGTTCAGCGCTTACGGCAGATCAGATTGCGGTACGGGACGAGCTTAACGACTTGCTCGACGACACAATCACTAAGCAGGACGAGATCAACAGGCTAACCGGCTTGATGGCGCAAGCAACAGAGCTTGGCTTCAATCCGGAGCAAGTGGCGGCAATGAATGCGTTACTGACGCGGATGCAAGACGAGCTTGATGAAGAAGGTCTCAAAGGTAAATTTGGTGATCTGCAAAAAGCCATTCAAACCACGGTCACTCCAGCAGAAGAGTTAGAGCAGAAAATAGCTGAAATAAAGGCGTTGATGGATGCGGGCGACTCTGAGGCGCTTGGGTTTATTTTTGGTGATGCAACGGCGGACGAGATAGATGCGATTCTTACAAGGCTGGGGGTTCAATTAGAAAACCTCAAAAACAAAACTGATGAAACAGCTGCAACTTTTGCAGAGACAATGGCTCCAGCCATTGCGAGCATGGCTCACTCGTTTACTACTGACTTTGTATCGGCCCTCACGTCTGGACAGGACGCGCTCAGGGCCTTCAATGACTTCGCAAGAAACATGGTGAATCAGATTATTGCTACGTTTTTGCAAATGGCCGTGGTCAATAAAATCATAAACGGCGTTTTTGCAGGGGTTGGCGGCTTCACGCCATTACCAGAAATCGACGTGTTTGGTGGTGGTCCAAGGGCGTCAGGCGGATCGGTCGGTCGCATGAGGCCATATCTCGTTGGTGAGCGTGGGCCTGAGCTTTTCATACCGGCAGTGGCAGGCACAATTAAAAATGCCGCAGATACGCGGAGCATGTCGAGCGGAGGTGCGCCTATCGTTGTTAATCAAAACCTAAATTTCTCTACGGGCGTGGTGCCAACTGTTAGAGCGGAGATAGCAAAGATGCTTCCGCAAATCAGCGATGCTACCAAAACCTCAGTATTGGAAGCGACTCGCAGAGGCGGCAACTACAGAAGGGGTTTGTTAGGTGGCTAAGATAATCACAATTCCAACGAATGTTGGCTTTACTAACTCAACATTTTCTCTTTTTCGCGCTATCGCTACGACTGCATCACCATTCAGCGGCAAGCAAAGAACGCAAGAATTTGATAATGTTTTTTGGCAGGGCAATGTCAGCTTGCCCCCAATGAACAGAGAACAGGCGTCTCAGTGGCAATCGTTTTTCTTAAACCTTGAAGGCACTAAAAATTTCTTTCTGTTTACGGACCCAGATGCCAAGGAACCGCAGGGGACATATAACGCGAACCTGCTAACCGGAGAGGTTCGAATCAACAGCGGAACCAATGTGACCAGTGCAACACTCAGCTTTGCGGCGAACGGGACTATCACAGCGACGACTGCGATCTTTGCCGGTTTGGTTGTTGGGGACTTCGTAACTATTAGCGGAGCAACCAACGAAGAGAACAATGGAACCTTCAAGGTAACCACCAAAACCAGCAACACCGTCATCGTAACTGACGGGCCTTTTGTCACTGAAGCAAGCACGACGGGTTGCAAAGCGCGACAAAACATTAAGGGCAGTACCGGACTTAGCCTGCAAGCCGCCACAAACGGCGCACAGGGCACGATAAAGGCTGGCGACTACTTGGCTATATACAACGGCACAAGCACCTCAGACACGCCCATACAGCTTGTTATGGTCACTGAGGACGCAACCGCAACAACTCTTAGCGGCAAAGATCATTACAGCCTCCGCATACAACCTAAGCTACGGCAAGACTTGAATGCAAATGCGGTGGGGTTCAGCACTTCCGTAAACAGGTCAAGATTCAGACTTGGCTCACCTGTCGTAAATTGGGACGCAAACGCGGTTTCATTGTATGGCTTTTCATTTGATTTCATTGAGGTGATCTAATGGCGACACGCCCAGATGTAGACGCGACAGCAATACAGAAACTAGCAGAGGAGCATCAGCAGATTGTTTATGCTCTGAAGCTGGAGTTTGATACAGAGACCATCCGGATTCATTCCGGTCTGGGAGAGCTTACAATTGACGGCGAAAATTACACGGGTGCGGGCACCCTTCTTTCCATCTCTGATATTGAAGACACAGTAGAGCTAAAAAGCTCTGGTGTCACTTTTGCCCTCTCAGGGATGAATGCCGAAGTGCTTGGTTACGCTCTGACCGAAAACTACCAGAACAGAATTGCCACGCTGAAAATGGCATTCCTAAGCGGAGGCACGGACCACGTTGTAGGGACCATGACCATCTACGTAGGACGAATGGTGCAGATCAATATTGCTGACGACCCAGACTCCGGAGCAAGCATCACCGTTCAGACTGAAAACCGACTGATTGACTTGCGTCGCCCTTCGAATCACCGATACACCAAGGAAAGTCAAAATTACTTGCATGCAGGTGACACGTCGCTTGATGAGGTTACGAGAATACAAAACATGCAATTGCTGTGGGGGCGGGCTTACGGTGGAGGCACCGGAGGAAGCAATAGCCCAAGAAGCGAGCCGCCGCCTTATGAGGTCATTCCGGATTTGCCATGAGGAAGGTTGCGGGCTGGGAAAAGCGATTCCATGAGTTTCTTGTGCAGCATAAGAAGCAATCTTTTAAGTGGGGTGAGTGGGATTGCTGTAAATTTACAGACGCGGCGGTTCAGGCTATCACCGGAGAGCGTTTGATACCCAGTCACCTAGACTGGCACGATGAGTCGACCGCGATGCAAGTTATTGAAAACTATGGAAAAACTTTAACCCGAGGCGTTGCCAAGGCCGCAAAAGCGGCAGGATTGCAGACAGTAGATCCGGCTGACGTACAAAAAGGCGACGTGGTAGTCGTCAAAGAAATGGGCGGACGGGTAGCAGGAATATGCGACGGGTACGCCATTCTGTGTCCATCAGACGATGGTTACACCTACAGACCGAAAGGTCAGGCGCACAGGGTATTTAGAATAAATGGCTAAGGTAATTAAGACAGCAGTAATCGCGGCAGTAACCGCCGCCGCCACAGTTCTCATTTTGGGTCCGGCTGGACTTGGCATCGCGTTTGGAAGTGCGTCTGCCGCCGCAGGGGTAATCACGTTTGGCAATCTTACATTGGTGGGAGCTTATGCCCTCGCCGCTCAGTACGCGGCTGTCGCCTTTGTGGGAACCGCTATTGCTGGCGGTATCGGAATGCTTACCTCACGCGGCATCGGCTCAGTGGGCCAAAACTTCGGAACCAAGCTAACAGGCAAAGGCGCGCAAGTACCTCGCCAGATTGTTTACGGGCAATGCAAGGTAGGCGGCACCATCGTCAAAATGAGTACGAGCGGGACCGACAACAACAAACTTCACTTGGCAATCGTGCTTGCGGGTCACGAAATTGAAAGTCTAGAAGAAATCTATTTTTATGATGAAGACCTCGGAACGACCTCTAGCACGGTAAGCGGAGAGACCGTCTTTAAGGTGACCAACGGTCGATTCGTAAATGATGACAATGAAAATGCGCTGGATTCAAACGGCACTCTCGTACAGTTTACATTCCACGACGGATCACAGACAACGGTTGATGGGCTGGCATCTGCCAACCTGTCAGCGCGCTACCCGTCCAGCGCAAAATTTCAGGGCATGGCTTACATCTACATGGAGATTATCTATGACCCTGAAAAGATGGCTCAAATACCGCCCATGTCGTTTGTGGTCAAGGGCAAAAAGGTTTTCGATCCACGCACTTCAACAACCGCCTTTTCATCAAATCCCGCCTTGATTGTCAGGGACTATTTGATGGATACAACTTACGGTCTGAGAGCAACCAGTTCCGAGATCAATGACGCAACATCAGCAGGTGGCTTTTCGGCAGCGGCGACAGCTTGTGACGTAGATGTCGATCTTAATGAATCGGGCAGTCAGCAAGAAAAGCGATTCACTGCAAATGGGTTTATTAACGCGGCAGGTGCAGGTGACGGGGTGCTGGAGGGGTTGCTTTCTTCTTGCGCCGGTAAGGTCACTTACACGAATGGCAAATTTAATATGTTTGTCGGTACGGCTCAAACGCCAACGCTGACTATCACAGATGACGACCTACTACAGCCCGCACAACTTTCAACCAAAACGGGTAACGGCGATTTATTCAATGGCATCAAAGCGCTCTATGTTGATAGCTCTGACAAGTACAACACCGCAGAAGCTCCGACGCTAATTGATTCGACTTTCCTTAGTGAGGACACCCCTACAGGGGAGTCGAGTGCCAACTACACGAAGATACTTGAGACTCAGCTACCGTTCACCACAACGCACACGATGGCGCAGAGACTTGCAAAAATTCAGCTTAGGCGACAGCGTGAGGGCGCAGTTCTTTCCGTCCTTACCTCGCTTGAGTTTATGCGTTTACAGCCATCCGATGTCGTCAAGGTAAACAACACACGACTGAGCTTTAGCGAAAAGACGTTTGAGGTTCTGGGCATCCAAATGGAGTTTGGCGAGGCTGATGGCGTTTTGTTTGCGGCCACCCGATTGACGCTCCAAGAGGTTTCGGCGGCGACTTTTGATTACGTCTTCTCAGAGTATTCGACACCGCAAACAATCGCTACACGACCCGAAGGCGGCAACCTGTCGGTGCAGTCGCCAACAGCGGGAACCATTACACAAAGAAACCGGCTAGAGGGCGCGACGACCAAGATTGACTTGGTGGTGCCGTGGACTAATCACCTTGATTCGGCCATTCAAGGCACGGAGGTCCAGTATAAAGAAAGCGGAGAAAGCACTTACAGCACCGCAACGATAGCGGCGCGAGGTCAGACTCAAGGGGTAATTACGAATGTCAATGTAGGCAAGGCGTATGAGGTGCGTATTCGTCACTTCAGTTATGACAACGTATTCAGTTCGTTTGTCAGCTATGGTGCGTTTACCGTCGCCCAACCAAATACGATTGATGCGCCTACAAACCTTACGGTTTCAACAGATAAGCCATTCATCATTCAGATCAGCTACACAAATCCAACAGTTGAAAACTTTCGGTCTGTTGAAATTTATTTCGGAACCACCGCCACCTTCACGCCAGCATCATCGAACCTGCTCGGCACTTATTACGG